AATCTAATAACTGCTTGGTCATTTGGTGTCTTACCAACAAAATCATCACCAAAATAAACTGCATAGTTTCCGCTGGTGGATGTTGTTAAGAAGTAAACCTTTGATTCACCAGTAACACCCGCTATGTTACCAGACAAGTTTGAGATGTTTAAATATTCGTCTGTTTGTCCATTACCATTATCTACGAAGACTCGAAGTGTATTCGTATCTACATTCGAGGAAGGTATCTCAAATTTTTGATGCTGTATATTTGCATCGTATGTATCAATGACCGTATCGATTTGTTGACCTTGATATAGTTCAACTACGGTTTCTCCCGATACTGCATAAGATCGAACAGGAGTCCACTTGAGTCCACCACCAACTACCAAGTCACCAGGCTGAACCGTTCCAGTTCCATTCATCACGACTTCTGCTCTCGCTCCTCTTTTTGAGGTAGGTAAATACGAAAGTGGTTTTACTAGTGAATAGATTGACTCTTCTCTTTGTGCGGTATCGAGAAAAGATTCATTTGCGATCATGTTCGCATAATAACCATATAGAGTAGAATTATAAGCAAGGAGATCAAGTAACGTTGACATCGCACTACCAGCGAAATCATAATCTGTAAATACACCAGAACCTGAGAGATAGTCTCTTAGGTTGGTTCGTAATTTACCAAACTCTAATTCCCCTAGTTTTATATAAGGACGGTCGCCTTCGTAAACCTCTACCATTATCCTATCCTCTCTGCTGTTATTTTAACTTCAACGGTTTCTACAGTTGAAGATGTGATTGATTTGTTTTGATAACTTATTTCGATGTCCATCCTACCTTCACTAACATCCTGATTGATATCAATATCATTCACTGTAACTCTAGGTTCATATAATTCAATTTGATCTTGTAAAGCCGATCTAATCTGAAAGTTGGATATAGGGTCCATTTGCTCGAATAAAAATCTACGAAGTCCTGCTCCAAAATTACTATTAAAAGGTCTTTCGAATGGATTTGTTAAAACAATAGTTCGTAATGATTGACGAATGGAATCTCCATCGTATACCCGCAAAACATCTCCACTCAAACCCTGACTCGTAAAAAGTGGAGATGGTTTGAAGAAAAAATTCAGGTCAGAGTATAAGTTATCAGGCGTAAGTATATCTCTGGTAGCGACTGCACTACCAGTATAACCCGAACCCTGACCTATTGGATAAATCGATGACATATATACCTCTTCTTATTTATCAATATAAGCCATCACGAACACAAGTTAATGTAGTTATGTGTTTACTTTGCATCTCAAATGAGTGTTTTACTCCAACAATCAACCATTCACCATCAAGCATATTAAATGGTGCATCATCTACGGATTCAACGTTTGCTGACACCGTGTTCAATAACTTTATAAACTGACCAACTGCTAGTCCAAAATCGCCTGGAACCTCAACGCTCACCTCTGATGATCTCAATAATTTTTCTTGCGCCCTTCTAAGCAGTGGTGTTCTCATAGGTGTATTCCAGAACCTAGCACTTTTGCTACCAACATATTCGAGATACTCTGGGTATCCTTCACCATAATTAGGGAAGTCCGTACCATCAGGAACACAAGATTTTATGTAACGGGGTAATTTATCATAAACACTATCTGGATCGACGCACCCACAGATGTCTGCTGTAAAACCCCTTCCATTCGGACTGACTACAAGTCCTGTTTCGTCATCAACCTCTGCAACTCCCTTACATTCATACACACCAATGACATCCTGATACGGAGGTTTTACATATCGATCTTTTAATGTGGTATCTATCCTATCGCCATACGTTGTTCCTTGAACACCCGAAACATTGATATCAATATCAGCGTAACGAACCTCATCGAATATATCACCGTCTAACCACTCTTCCCACCACCATGTGTTGAGATCCGAACCAACAAATTGATCTCCGATGTATTGTCTTACCAACTCACATTCTAAAGGCATGTTGTTGTTGATCGTCGTAGCAAGGAACTCACATATTTTTGACAGTTTTGGACATCCTACTTCATCATCGTTCTCATCTTTTAATTCATCTAGAGAATATTCATTTCCGTCTACACCGATATAAGTCGGAGCAGGTCCAAAATTAATTGTAACCTCCTCCCCTTCACCTGCCTCTTGCTGTGCTAAATCTTTTAAGTAAGATCTATATTTACATTCTCGATAGGCATCCTGTAAACTCTTAACAGCCTGTATCCATGCGATCATCTCATAACGAACTTTTTCAACAGCACGCAAACCTTCAATGTCAAGGTCAGTATGAGAGTACCATGTATTCTTAGAGTTACCATCGTCTAGAACAGCGGTGTATCGAAAACCAAAAGATGTAAATTGTTCGTTTAAAATAGATGGTTCTGGGGGAATCAAACTAGATGTGTTTGGATCAACAGGTGGACGATTACCAATATGTCTCCAAGAGTTATAGTCCTCACGAAAATCATATGTAACACCCTCCTCCACAAATTGATTTTCTAAATCATATCTGGGGCGACTGTGTTGTATAACAGGAGTAAAGAGTTTGACAGGCTTCAAATCGTAGTGACACTCAGGGCGCACCGATTCATACGGTCGCTTTCGGTCAAGAGAAACATCCTCTAGTCTAAATTTAGTTTCTTCTCTTTCTTCGTAACCCATGATACCTCTCCTTATTTATAACCCTATATCAAAAGTAAATCCAGCATATGGATTACATATTGATTCCTCGCATTGTATGGGATCTGCCTCTGTATCCGCTTCGGGGTACGATCTACCTGCTACACAATGTTCGATTCCTTGTTGATATCTATAATGAAAATCAGCGAGGTCGATATGTGCTGTCATATAGTCGAAAGCACCCAATCCTGTTGCATCACTAAATGCTGCTCTTGCTAATTTAAATTGATCATAGGCTCTACAAGTAGGGTATTGTTCATAATAAATATCATAGATTCCCCACATACTTCCAAAATTTGCATCTCTATCGTCGCTACAATCTTGAGGGAATGGTGGACCCTCCTGATATTGATATGGTATTCTACCAGACCCAAAAGAATCTACCCACGGTTCAAACTTTAAGTATGCAACAGAATCCTCTGGATCTCTAATTGAAGTTTCACCTGTTTCTGGATCTTCAATTGTATCATACTCAGCCTCAATTCTTTCATATAAGTTTCTTAGCACATATATCGCAGGACTGTAAGTAGCGACTCCACCTCCAATTGATCCTGATCTAATTTTGTATGCAGGGTCGAAAGTAAAGTATATCTTTTTAGGATATGGATTTATTCTACCAGATGGTAGTCTTTGAGGACCGAACCTCTCTACTATTTTCTCAAACAGATAATTTGTAATACCATCTCCACGATCCGCAGTTTCTCCACCCCAATATTCCCATGCATCATTTCCTGCTATCGCGGGATCACGAGGTTTCCAGTCTATAAATGGTTCGCTGTAACAATCATCTTCTTCGGTACATACGGGAGGTAAATCAACGAGAGAATCCTCACCCTCTGGTATTCCTTCGATACATCTTGAGTCATTTGTTGTAAATACATGTTCAAATCTTAAGTCAAAACATTGTGGTGGTGGAGGAGGACATGAGTGTGGGGGGTCAATCGGTGACGTTCCATTACCAGGCGAATTTGTAATAGTAGCGTATTCGGTAATATTACGCAGACCTGACATTTCATGCAAACGACCATCTAACTCCTCACAATGTGAAAACCCTATCGGTCCAGTTGGTTCTCCATTTTCAAAATTAGTATTAAAACAGTGTGCAACACATTTTTTACATGGACAATCGACATCATCATCTTCTAAACACGGACGATCTGGGTCTGCTGTAAAACCGCAAACTTGATACTCTGCACACAAACTACCTGCTATATTTGATATAGGTACATTTTGCTGCTCAAGTGGTGCTTGACCCGTGCTTGATATACCACTCTGACACGGTGAATTGCTTCCAAAATTACAAACTCGTAGACCATCTGTAGGAGGATCAAATTCACCGCTTAGTTGTAAAAAGTGAAGTCCTGTCTGACCACACAGTCCTCTTACTAATAGTCCCTCATTACCCTCAGGTGTTTCATCTCCTTCAGAGTTCGCACCATCATAAGCGTTATATTCACAACAAATATCTTCACGTTCAATTCTAAAATCTTCAACAGCAGTAACAAGGTCACTCGGAGATAGTTCATCAAAGTCAACGTCATCGTACTTTGCTTGGAAGTTAGGTAACAAATCTAACGGATCTCCGACCTGTGTGAACGGAATACCAAATCTAGGGAATGCAGATTGACATGGTAGCACTCCCTCTTCTCTTGGACATAATGGTTCTGGATATAAAACATTTTTTGCTCTACAAGCACAAGACTTACGACTCCATATTTTTACATCTGAAATATCAACGAGTGTATTTTCACTTCCTAAGTTGTATACCTGTGTTCTTTCGCATGGAGGACCGCCCTCTTCTAGCGGAGTACCATCTGCTCCAATCAAATCTTCTAGTCCAACGCAGTCTGATAATAAAACTCCATCCTCGCACGATCCATTACGACAGCATGATCCTACCTCATCAGCGGGAAGAGGACGACCACATTCCTCTTCAAATTCTCTTAAAGCACATGGGTCTTCACTGAAAGATCCACTGATTTGACTACAGCATTCTGGTTTAATATTATCTGCACATCTACCTGCAACACAGCATGATCCAAGACCATCTTCGGGATCAGGCTCCTCTTCAGGAAAACACTCACATTGTAGTTTGGGTGGACTTCCACCAAAACACCAGTCAGGACTGGAAGGTAAAAAAGAACCACAACAATCCCATTGTGGTGGTTTTTCACAAGGCATCGGAGCATTACCGTCTGCACGAAATTCAAGATAGCCAGGTGAGTTACATTGAGCAGTCGGAATTCCATAACACTCGCAATACGCAGAATTATCACCAGGCCAATCATTTTGATTACAAGTTGTTCCTACTCCGCTGGGTAAAGCACGACTTCTTTGCCATGGTTTTGGATCTGCCTGCTGATACTCTAAATAAAACTGATAGTCTAACTCCGCACAAGACTTAACTGAAGGAGTGGAACACAAATACTCACCCTGTTCGGGGTAATCTTGAGCGCCTATAAACACACAGCATTGACCAAGACAGTTTTCACAATGTTCAAGCCCAGCGATTGGATACCACTGTTTCGTTATGACATCGTAATTCATGACCGTCCGTCCAAAACATGGTTGCTGAAGATCTTCAGGATCACCACATCCAGCGTTGACATAATCATTGTAGGCTAATACATAATCATAAGTGCATTTATTTCCCGAAAGAGTAGCATTTTCGCATGGGTCTGATTCTACACACTTGCAGGTATCCACATCACATAGGTTATCGTCACCTTTATAATCACCACCAATAGATTCACAAATTGCTTCAGTCGTGTTTGAACATTCTAGACCTATGCAGCACGCTCCCCGCTTTGGAGGTTCGCACTGCTCTTGACATGGATCATCCTCACAAGATAATTCTATATTACAAAAAACTTCACATCTCGGAGCAAGTATTGGTTGCTCAAAGTCATCTAACTCACCAGTCTCTAGGAGATCTTCGCAAAGAGTATCTTTACCTTGAAACTCACCACCCTGATCATTACAGTCATTCTCATTTGTCTCTATGCAATAATTTGGTGAACTTACCTCTTCGTTACAAAAACAACAAGCACCTTCTTCAGTATCATCTATACAGTCTGTATTACATTCATCAAAATCTTTCACACAATAAGAACGTGTTACAGGCTGAACGAATACCTCCATACCGACTCGAACCTTGCCTGTATCTTCATCAACAAATTCATTATCAATAAAGTATTTTTCAGCCTTGACTTGAGGGTGAATGACATCCTCATCCTGTAAACAGAATGGAGAACATGGTTCTTTATAATGTTCTATGATGGGAACATCACTCGTCAGATCAGCGGGTATTGCTGCTGGACCATAATGTATATACGCTGCAATACCATCACCGCAACAGCACATTCGATGCATATGTTAACCCTCTACTTCTTCTTCACCACCATTACCATTACCATTATCAACTTCATCTTTACAGTCCTCAGTTCCTTCTTCTTCTCCCTCGCCTGGTTCGATGTCTTCTTCATCGCATTCACCATCCACTGCGTTTGCTGCTGTAAAGAAGTAGTGAGGTTCTTCGTTGTCTCCGTAATATACTTTCATGTCAACGATAGGGAAAGACCCTAAAGCAGAAAAATCATCTAAATCTGTTGTGATGCTTTCGAATGTATCAAAGCACTTCGCCCAGAGTTCGATGACATTGTTTTTCATTTTAGGTTCATCACCCTCTGGTTCGATTGCTTCGTTAATACAGAATGATCCTCGAATGGGTTGAATCTTCATACAACTATCTTCCCATAGTTCTGTGTCAAGTCTGTATCCAGGCGCTTCCCATCCCCTACGTTTTTCATAATCGTAGTATGAATCGTTTCCTTGTTCCATTGTGTTGAACGCTGGACGAGCAAAAATATCAACATCACTGTAGTCGCCGTTTATAACAAAAGGAACAACACCATCCTCTGGATTATCTGGATCAATCTCATGAACAACCCAAGATCTCAAACCTCCTCTTTCGATTGGTTTTATATTCCACATTGGTCTATTGTTTGTATAATCAAATGTCAGGTAAACTTCAGCCCAAGCGTATCTCCACTCCGCGAAACCTTTCTCGATTTGTTGGAATCCAAAGATCGCAGCAGGGAAATGATCTTTTATTCTACAATTTACTCTGAAGTAAACCGTGTCAATATCACCATCATACCAGATTTTATATTTCTCAACATCTGGTCTAGGTCTATAAAATCTCATTGTCGATGCAAGACCACCATTGTTTTGCAACGACAGCAAATCATTATAACGAATGTTCGCTATATTAATGATTCTACTCTTTTCATTCTCGTTACCAGATATTGCTCCACCACGGTAAGTTTGAAAAATTTCTTTATTTTGGATAAGTGATTCAATCGATCTAAAGTTCCACTTCTTGTCAATGCTTTGCCAGAAGTAAAAGTTCACAGCGTTTGGATTATCTTTATTAATCGCATTCTCAGCAAGTTGACCTATGAGTTCAAAGGGTCTTTGCTCTCCGTCTTTTCTTAACACAGAGTAGTCACCTTGATCGGGAACATAATAAATATTGTTTCCAGTTTCTTCTATGTTTGGTTCCTCTGGTCCCTTCAATATGGAGTTTGAATCCAAAACCTTTTTCAAGAAGTCACTAATTTTACCTTTGAAATATTTTGGATCTACGGGAGCAAGTCCTGTATCATCCTCATCGTCATTCTCTGTGTCTCTGATTTCTAAATGATCAAGATAATAATTTCCTTCAGCAAAAGAAGCATCACAGAAAGAAATTACATATGACTTACCCTGCATGACTCCCTGTGCTGTTCCGTCTAGGGGTAAATTAAGCACATCTGTGACTCTCATATCACAGCAAAAAGTTCTTGTTCCTTCACCAGACGAATTTGGTGTGGTAAATTCTAAAATTAAATAAGCACCTGCTCTAAGATCAATACTCTCTGCCCAACCTATCATGTCACGAACAGCAACAGTTCCAGACAGACATGGTTCGAACATATTTTCGAATAGTGATAACTTTAATATTTCAGATCCTATTTGTTTAGAACCAGAATCTGTTACTATTTCCGCGTATGATATCTGTCCATCGTATTGATGAAAAATTTCTTCACTCATATTATAATATTATCGTTGGATTGGGATTACCGCTCCTCGGATAAAACTCCCTTGTTCTCGTTGTTTCTGCAAGAGTTGAAAATTCGTTGACTGTGAATCGTGTTGATTTTATCGTATCTTTAAATAATCTAAATGCTTCTTCTTTATATTTAGGGTCAAGAAGTTTTAATTTTCTTAGAGCAGTCTCGTTGACTCTAGAATTGTTCTCAGCAACCTGCTGAAACACAGGAATATAACTTTCAGCATAAGTGCCTCCAGAGTTTCCAAGTGCAGGCACATTATCCGTCAGATATTGATATATGATTGTATCACGATAGTCAATTACATTCGTTGATTTTTTTATTCTAACGTCAAAACTAGTTGACGCAGAGGCACCAGCGATTTTAGTAGTCTTTACATTATATAAAGGTGAAATGGGAAAAGCATTTTTCTTATTCTGAAATCCAATCAACTTTTGATCTTCGTTCGTTTCAAACCGTAAGACTCTTCCATAGACTTGAAGATCACCAGCATCATCAAACACAAGTGCTGTGGTGACTTCATTCAACTCTTTTGGTGCAGACGATTTTGCAACTGTTATGTCTTGTGTAAAATTTTTACCGTTGGGTACAATCTTCGCTCGTCTAAGTGTTTGATCCCAACCAACCACTCTTCCTAGATAGTGCTTGTTTACATTCACTCCAGTTCGTGGACCTCTTACATTTTCTCCTGTTGGTCTTTGAAGTGGGCTTGGTATTTTTAAATTTGTATCCCTAAAGTCTTTCGAGTCCTCAAGAGACTTACCTAAAACGATAGTATCTCCAACCTTGAAGTCTCTTGTTTCATTTGGTGATCCTACTCTATCGAGGTACAAATATAGAAAGTTAACCTCACTTTGTTCATCGGACTGGTCTGCACCTGAACGCGGAAATGACTTATATGGATTTATCACACCAGAGAACAAACACACTAACCACCAATAATCTGCGTTACCGTAGATTTTTTCCGCTATGATATCTGCGGTGTCTCCAGCCTCTGGAATATAGTCAAAGGTCGAGCGTGTGTTCTTGGAGTAATCATCAAATTTAAAAGCGACTCTGCGAAATACGTCAAGCATCTCGACACCATAGATGTCTTCGAAAGGAAAGTCGTAGTTTAATTTTGGAAATTGCTCAAAATACATATCAATAACCCTGATTCAATGCTTTACTGTCACGGGTTTGGAGATTAGTCTCTGTAAATGTCATTTCAAGATTAACAAAGGCAGATTTACCACTGCTATATGAAACAGGTATACCCGCTCCTGTATAATTAACATTTATTGCAGTGAGAACACACTTTGCTGGACTACCCAATCCGACAACCTTACCCTGTTTATTACCTCTAACATATCTAATCTTAAACTGCCTAGGAAACTGATATCTCGTTGTTCCCTCTGAACCAAAACCACCTTTCAACACTGGATAAGAAGAAGCACGAAATGTATCAACGATATCGTGAATTACCTCAGTCTCTGCTGCTGATGATGCTGCTAACTCATAACTAAATTGATGAGTTCTGAAGTTAGGCGCTTGATAAAACTGCTCCTCTACAGGATTTTGCCCTGTTTGATTCTTTAATCCAACGCCTACAGTAGCAACATCAGGCGCTAAATTCTCCATTATTGTTCCTAAACCACCCAAGATATCTCCTACGTTACCTGATCCAATCGATTTTATTGCATTAACAAGCCTTGCATTCACAACTCTGTAACGATGCGAATTATTTTCTAGAATTGCATTCGGAGCGTGCATTACAATTGTTGATATCAAACCCCCATTTCTCGTAAACTCGTCACCCGATGGATTAGGACCAGCGTATGTGGCTGAGCCAGGTTCGAAAATTTCAAAGATTACCTTATGTTCATTGTCATTAAAGTTGTCAAGCGGAAACCGTAAATTTGACATGTGTAACTCCTCTTTCTATATATGTGTATGGCATACAAGTCTAAATATACTCCAAAGAACGTAAAAAAATACATTGGTGATCCCACAAAAATTGTTTGTAGATCGATGTGGGAGAGAAAAATGTGTAAATACCTAGACTCTAATAAAAATATCATACGTTGGGGGAGCGAAGAGGTCGTCATACCATATTACTCCCCAGTTGATCGTAAGGTAAGAAGATATTTTCCAGACTTCATAGTGGAGAAAAAGGGATCGAATAATAAAATCGAAACTCTTATTATAGAAGTAAAACCCTACAAACAAACAATCGCTCCGACTCGTGGTAAAAAAACAAAGAGGCTTTATTTGAATGAATGTATGACATATGAGACTAACTCTGCTAAGTGGAAGTCTGCTAAACAATACTGCAAAGAGAGAGATTGGAAATTTTTAATACTTACAGAAAAAGACATATTTCAAAACAATAAATAATGTGGAGGAACTATGGCAGAAAGACGACCTAGAAATGTTGCAGATTTAGGATTTGCGATACGAAACAATGAACTTGTTCGACAAAATAAGTTCGCTGTGGAATTCGTTGGTTCTGTGTTAAACCAATTTGATAATGGTTTCAAACTTGATGACGCTACTCTGCAAGTAGAGTCAATAAATTTTCCTGGCAGAAATTTAGCAACAGTCGAAAGACGCTCGCATGGAGTTGTCCAAGAATTTCCATACGAGCATCAGTTTTCAGGTGACATTGAAATAGTTTTTAAGTTACTGGATTTTGGAAATGGTATCACTATGAGAACAATTATAGAAGATTGGATGGATGTTATAGTTTCTAGATCAAATAGTGCAGTAGAGGCTGCACAAGGTAATAATATGATACTTCAAGATCGATCATCCTATACTTGTGAGATGCGTTTATTTGGATATGCGCAAGGAGATGATTTCCTAAATTACTCCGCACCCCCAAAGATGACTGGGGTTGCTACTGAAGTATTTCCCAAAACCATATCAGCGATGCAGTTTAGTGATACTGCTGATTCTTATCAAACTCTAACGGTCGGTTTTTCGTTTAGAGAATTTACACAACTATGATTAATGAAAGGTTATGATGAGTAAACTAAAAGAATTTATAAAATCAGAGATACCAGAGTACCAATTACACTTGCCTCTGAGCAATAAGAATATATCATATCGACCGTTTCGAGTGAAAGAAGAAAAGATTCTTTTGCTTGCTCTTGAAGAGGGAACACAGCAAGCGATGTTGATAGCGGTCAAGAATATCGTGAATTCTTGTTGTGGTATAAGTGATGGTGGATCTCTTCCTATGACCGATCTCGAATACTTATTTATTAATATAAGATCAAAGTCAGTCGGTGAAGTTTGTGAACCTCAAATCAGGTGTCCATACACAGGAAAAAAATCAAAAGCAAAAATTAATATATCAGATATTCCTCCACCAGATGTAACTAATGTAAAAGACTCCAGAATAAAATTAACTGATAAATTGGGTGTTACCCTTCGATATCCTTGTATTGACGTTTTATTAGATATTGATGTTGATTCACCCGACACAGAGCAGATGATTCAGATTGTTGCGTCTTGTTTGGATGAGGTTTGGACGGAAGATAAGGTCATGAGTTGTATTGATGTTGATATAACAGAAAAAACAAACTTTATCGAATCCTTGACATCAGAAGAGTTTCAAACTCTAGGATCATTTATACAGTCTGTACCAAAATTAACACACACCGTAAAATACTTTGTCATCGACGAGGAAAAACAAAAGAAGGAGGAGTACGAGATTACACTCACTGGGTTGAATGATTTTTTCACCTAACCCTTTCCCATAATACTTTACATTATTTCTATGTTCTAAACTTTCAAATGATGCAACATCACAAATACAGTCTAACAGAACTAGAAGAAATGTTACCGTGGGAGAGGGATATATACGTCGCACAGTTAACCACATGGTTAGAAAAAGAAAAACGACGTATAGAGGCTGCTAATGCTCGTAAACGATAATGGCTGAAACACCGTTTCTAAATTTCTTTGGAGGTGAATTTGATCCTGAGTCTGGTAGATTCAGAGATAAGCAGGGTAGGTTCGTACCTGCTCCACCTAAGACGAGTGAGCCTTCACCGACAGACGCTGAAGCCGAGATGAAAAATAAGCAAGCAGCAGAACATGTTGAAGATATAAAACAAAATACAGAGGACGCTGCTCAGGCTTTATTTGATTTTGCAAAAGAAAGAGAAAGAGATAAACAGAAAGAAAAGAGAGAAAAGCAAAAAGCAAAAAGAGGTGAAGGCACTCCCTCTGCTGATGGTTCTGATGAGAAAGATAAAAATTTCTTACAACTTTTTGCTGGTGAATTTGTTGGAGACTTTAAGGGTATAGTAAGAGGTCTTCTTTCATCTATTCCAGTCGCTGACCAAGCACTCCGAGCATTTGATAAATTAAGAAAACAACGAAACGCAAAAAAGGATGCAGGTGGTGTCGAAGGAGGAGTCGAGGATGCTCCCATCGAAGATGCAGGTGTTTTAACAGATGGTGGACTTGATGAAATTGCTGATGATGAACCCAAACCTGTTGAGGGTAACCTTGTTGAAGTCATTCTTGAATTAAGAAACGCAAACTCTTTCCTGATGAGTGTTGCTGGAAATATAATAGAGATTGATAGAAAGTTTGCAGAACTTTTAGCACACTTAACTGACAAGCCTATTGAGGACGTAGAAACGGAAAGAGAGGAAAGAAGACAAGGTAAGATTCCTGAACAAGAAACACCAGAATTAGAGGATCTTGTTGAAGGAGATGATGGGCGTGGGGGTTTACTGCGTGGGGGAGTACGAGGAATCGTAGGTAGATTTCTTCCAGCAGTCATATCAATGTTAGGTGGTCCTTTACTTTTAACTGTAGCAGGTGTTGTCGCTGCTTTGTTGGCAACTGCGGTAGTGGGTCTTGCTCTTCGTGCATTAATTAATGCAGAAACGGAGCGTAAGGCAAGAGTAGATGAAGAAGAAAGAGAAGGCGCTCGTACTGAAAGAAAACCAGTTACAAACAAAGAGGGTGAAAACATGTTCATCATCACCACGAGGGATGGTGAGGAACTCGTTGTGCCTGAGAGTCAACTCACTGGAGATCGTTTTACTCAAGAAGAGTTAGAAACCGCTCGTCCTGTTACTCAAGAAGTAGACCCAATTTCGAAAAGACCCATATCTGGTCCTTCAACTATTGAGGAAGGTCCGATGCCTCCCGCCCTTGCGGAGACATCCCCAGAGGATGCGGGATCTGACACAGAGTTTGGTGGAATCTTAGCAAACCTCGCAAGACAAGAAAGAGTGATTCTAGATGATGTTATCTCACAAATTCGTGGTAAGAAAGGACTCAATAAACAACTTAGAAGAAACCTTTCTGATTATTATAATTTATTAGAGAAGCAATCTCCAGAGTTTAAAAAAGCACATCCCGACTTATACGAACCTAATAAAAACGCATTCTATAAAGCGGGTGAGGGAGCGTATATGAAAGGTTCTAGGGCACTTCTCTTCCATAAACCTAAAGATGGTAAGGACCGATATCAATCTGAGGGTCATGGTGTTCATAGAGCAATTCTCGATGGAAAAGGAAATACCATTAACGAGCATAGCGCATCTGAATATTTGGGTCGTAAATTAATAATACCAAATAACGAAAACCCTACTGAAACCGAACTTGCTCCTACACCAAGAGATCAAAACATAGAAAGAATCCCACCAGAGACAATGAGTGGGAACGCAGCAGCATCTCCAGTAGTACCATCACCCGATGGAGGATTTGTTGAACCAAACCCCATTGATACTGTATCAGCAGATGCAATTAGAGCAGGTGTTGATATGGAAGTTTTATCAGCATCTGCATCACCCACGGCTGGAGGAGGAGGATTCCTAATGAATCAAGTTGATGCTTCTCAATCTACCTCTAACCAAACCTATGTTGACGCAAGTGGAACTGAAACACATACTCAACACGCTGCGTATAGAGACGCTGCTAGTGGTAATAGAGGTAACCTGTATGATTAATAAAAAAGAGGGCCCCGAAGGGCCCTCTGAGAGAGAAGAATAGCGTAGTATCAACTATTCTCGTTCATCAAATCCTCAAAATAATCCAT